TTTTTGCCATTATTAGACCTCATTATCTTAATTCCTTGTGGATTAGGTCCTTTTTTAGGCGGTGGCCCAAATTTTACCCCTCCACTAAGTCCTTTACGTTTGTTTTGTCTGTCTGATTGCATTTTTTCCTGCCTTAAATATTGATGCTACTCTTGATTTACCCATAACTTTAGCACGTTGCTCACCTACTGTAAGGATTTGTATTTTTCTTGCAAATGGTTTAGATATTTTTTTAACTTTCGCAACAGTCTTACGAGCATCAGAAGGAGTCGCAAACTTAATTCTAACAGTATCTTTAGGATTCTCATCTGTGTACAATCTCCTACCTGAACCTTTAGGTTTTTTACCAGTACCAATTTTTGGATCTCTATTTTTTCTCAAGTTTATCTCTCGCTATATCTAATCTTTCATCAGATTGTTGATCTTGTTGTGCAAGTTTATCATAATCGTAATCTAATCTTGCTGCAGCTCTCATATTTTCTTGATCTTGCTTAAATTTAACCTCTTCTGCTTTTCTTTGCATGTCCATAGCTCTTAAATCTACTTCTTGTTGTTTAATTCTTACTAATGGATCTTGTTTTGCTGCATTTGTAGCTAATTCTGTTTGAACAAGCTCTTGTGTTATCTGTGCAGCAGCTTTTGCAACCTCTGCATCAAACAAAATTTGAAATTGTTCTGGATTTTGTTGTGCCATTTGTTGCATGTCAGAATTATTTGCCATTGATGCTCTAACTTGTGCTTTTGCTTTGAATGAAATGTGATCTGAAATGTGCGATTGCATTAATGCATACACTTGTGGATTAATTTGTACCATTCTTGATGCCATAAATGCCATGTGAGCAGCTATATGTGCATCATGATCTTGAAATTCAAAGGCAGTTAACAGTTGCATTTGCAATGCACGTGCATTTTCTTTCGCAGGATCCATGGGTTCTGGTTGTTTTGGTGCAGGTTTTAAAATTGTTTCTATTTGTTTCGTGCCCAAGGCTTCATAAACACGTCTGTAAGCCTCGTGTATATTGTGAATTTGTGGATTTGTCTGTGCAATTTGTAATTGTGTTTGTGCTAAAGTTACTCTTTGCGCCATGGACATAATATTTGGGTCTGCAACCGGTAAAATATCAACTCTTTCATCAAAATCTGCTTGTTTTATTTGTCTTGGACCACCATAAACATCGTATGGATACTCAGGTGGTAGCGATTCTTGACAAATTTTTGCTAAAATTTTAAATTCTAACCTCATTGCATAATAACAACGCTTGTGAACACCACTCATAACACGTGAACCACGCTCCATTAAAGCAATTGTAGTGCCTACAGCTCTATTTTGTACATCATTACCTATGTTTGAATCAGTTATAGCTGCAAATTTTTGTCCTGCTTGTACGACAAAACCTAATAATTGAAATAAAGTTGTAGATGGTTCCGTAAATGGAAGATTAAAAAACTGATCTCTTATATTTCCTCCAGGTGCATCCACGTCTCTAAACTCACCAGGTTGAATTGGTTGATCATCATCTCTTACTCTAATACCTCTTGATTTAAATCCTGCTGGTAAATTTTTTAAAGTACCTGCATCAATCAATTGTCTTAGTGATTGTGTTGCAGCTCTACTCAAACCACCTATCATATGTGTCAAACCAAAACCATAGAATCCTAACCCTGGTAAAAATTTAAAGTGTACAAAATATTCTATTCGTGCGTAAGAGATATCATTAGGTTTGTAATTTCTGTAAATAGATAATATCTCTCCTGATCCTTCATCTATAGTCACAATGTAAGGAATTTTAATTTTTTTAGCTTTGTCATCAAAATTTTCATAATCATCTAAATTAAGATCCACGTGCATTTCAAGGATGGTATGTAAATTATCAGATTCTGTTTTCTTAACTCCTTGTAACTCATCTACTTTTTGTTGAACTCTGTCTGTTTGTTGTGTTGGAGTCATTAATTTAACATCCCTATAAAATCCTGCTGCAACTTTTTTTGTGACTTCATTCTCAGTCATCTTAATTACGTGAGTAATTCTTTCACAATCTTTTAAATCTGAAGCGTAGTATGGAACCACTAGATCCTCTGCGGGTATAAATTTAGAGCATGGTCTTCCAAGTAATGCATCGTAATATACTTTTTTAAACGTGCTACCGGACAAGGGTAAATAAAATAACATTTGATCCATGTCAGTTGTATACTCTTCCATCTCTTCCATTAATAAAAAATTCATGTATTCTTTTACACGATCTGCTTGAGCCTCTGCTTGTGGTGATTGCAAACCTACAACTTTTGTTCTAACAGGACCATCAGATGGTATTAATTCTTTGTAAGCTTGTGCTTGAAATTGTGTAACAGACTCAGCTAGTAACGGATGTGTAACTCCACTAGCACCTCTAAAAGGTTTTGTTACCTCTTGATATTTTGTGCCTAATAATTCTAGACCTTTAATGTAAGCTTCTTCCCATTCTTTTCTAGATAATTTATCTTTTTTATATTCACTGATTAAATCACTAGCCATAGAAGATAATGTTCTTTCATCCATATCCTCTGCAAGATTAGCATTAAAATCATCTTGTAAAGATTCCTCAACAATTTCGTCTTCACCTTCTACAGTAACATCAATTGGTAAACCTTCTGGTTCCTCTTTGATTTCTTCCTCTACAGTTTCATTGTTTTTCTCTACAGCCATTCTTAATTGTACCTCATTGGTTTAAATATATCTACTACAAGTCCACCTTTTGACTTATAGGTTTTTTGTGTATTTCTCATCATAGGTGTAACTTTTATAGCAAAAGCATCAAAATACAAGTTTGGGTTAGAAGGCTCTATAAAACTAAATCGAACATCTTTTGTTTTTTGTGCAGTTGAATGATAAGTGCTTCTAATTGTTTTACCAGCTAATTTATGTTTTGAAGGATATGTGAATTTTTCAGTTTGAACATATTTATAAGGTAACGATGGATCTGATAAAGATATTTTTGTTGGACCCGCTTTGGAGTCATAAAACCTCGCATTTTTTTTCATAAGTTTAGGCATGACTGCCTCTCCACTTTTGTTAATACCTTTACCAGAAGCATAACCATAAAATCTTTCATTACCTGCTTTATATCCTTGACGAAAACTTAATTTTTCAAAAGGAGCAACTGCAACAAAATCCATATTTTCTCTAGCAGCTTTTTGCATTAAATATTTTAATGCATGGTCCCCATATTGATCCGCTTCAACCATTGGAAAGTAATCATAAGCTCTTCCCTCTGATCTACCATATTTTGTAATTTGTCTTGTAGTGGCTGCTAACTGTGTACCTATTGCATTCGCTACATTTTGATTACCAGCTAAAACAGCCTCGTTTAAATTTTGACTAAGTTGATTTCTTTGATTTAAAAGTAAATTTAATTCAATGTCTTTTTGAAAAGGGTTTACTCTAAAATCTTCAGATAATTGTTGTGCTTTTGATAAATTTTTAGCTGTAGACTGATTAACGTCTGATTGTATTTCATGAATAAAAAAACCCTTCTTACCATCAGGAGTAAATCTTGTATCAAATCTTACATGATAAATTTGATTCTTAGCACCTGTATCAGAAAAGTGACCTGGGTCTTTAAATGGATTCGAATTTGTTCGTATGGGCTCATCTAAATGAAAAATTGTTTCTTTGTAATCTTTACCACCCTGTAATGTGTAACTTGTTTCATTTGCATATCTAGTTTTGTTATTTCTCATTGGTGCTACAGCGTTGTTCAACTCTGCTTCAAGTTTGTTAAGTGTGGCTCTCTCCTGTGGATTAATTACATTTTGTCTTGCTTTTATAAGTTTAAGATCATCTCTAATATTACTAAATACACCCTTACCAAGTTCACCCCGTCTAGCAGTAGTTATATTATTTCTTACTAAATCTGTAAGACTTAATAGATCTGTATCATTAGGATTTTTTCTAGCAATAGCACTAACTGCTTCATCTAAATTTTTTGTTGCAACTTCAAATGCTTCTTGTGCACCTTTCTGGACACCTAATTCAATTGGTTTTAATCTATTGATTGGATTTAATTTTATCATAGCTCCTACTTCATTAGCATCTAACTTTATACCAAATTTTTTTGCAGCTGCTAGTAAACCACCTGTCAAATCACCCGCTTCATTGAAAGAGGCTAAATTTGAATCAAACAATTCTTCCTTAGATATATTGATTTCTTTTCCTGCAAAGGGTCCTCTATCATATTTAAATCTTTTTTCTCCTCTTTCTATTTTGGTTGTAGGTTTACCAAACACTCTTGTATTTATTTTGCGTGTGCTTGTTAAATGATTTAACCATTCATCCGCTGTATATTTTCCTCTGCCTATTCTCATCGCCCAGTCGTATGTAGATGAACCAAATGCGGGAGCAATGTCATCACCCATGTGTAATGCTTTAGTTTGATTTAAAACTACAGGAGGTGTTTTGATTTCTTGAACAGCTAATTCTTGACCTTGTGCTTGAGAAGGCTTTGGTTGATAAGTTATCTGTTTTTGTTGTTGTCCGGTGGTCGGTGTCGCTGATTCTTTTTTACCTTTAAGAAGCTGCTTCCCAAACTGAAATAAACTTCGTAGGGACATTGTCCCTCCTATGTATACATTTTAGTTGGTTTTTTTCTTCCTAATTTACAACCTTTAGCCATGACAGATTTACCTGATTTATAACCCATAGGTTTGTTCATCATGCCACCGCCCATTTTTTTATTATCTTTTAAAATTTTAAGAGATCTATTTATTAAGTTTAGTGCACCTTGTTTTGAGCTATTAGCTTTTTTAGAAACATATGGTTTAATTGAACCTTTTATATCACCCTCTAATTCTTTACGCCTTCTTACCACTTTGTTTCTTAAAACTCCAAGTCTACTTTTCATTTCTCCAACTTTACCAGTGTCAGCTCCACCACCTTGATTATACATAGGCATAGGTTTGTTCATCATGCCACCGCCCATCCTATTATATCTTTTTCGATTTCTAGGTGTGTCTGGAATCAATCTTCCTTTGTCTTCAAAAGTCTTAGCTCTAAATTTTTTACCTTCACCTACTTTTGCTTTATCACGAGCTGCAGCACGAATTACACCTTGATAGTCAGAGCCTTTTGAATATTTTTTCATCATGCCACCACCCATTTTACCTTGAGCTCTTAATCTTTCAGTAGCAGCAGCTAAACCACCACCCATTTTATTTACTTTAGCGATGTCTCTTTTTTTAGCTTTTCTTTTGTCTAGTAATTTTTTTGCTCCTGATATACCCGCAACTCCTGCAGCTAAAGCTAAACTTATTTTACCTCTTCTTTTAAGAAAATTAGATCCAGCCTTAAGTACTGATCCAGATAATTTTTTCCTTCTTTTAAGAAACTCATCTGCACTTGACATTGCTTTAGCTTTTGAAGCCACACTGCCTGGAGCTGTGTTAACTGCAGGAAATTTACCCGCATCATTAAACTTACCTCTTTTGACTTTCATGACTTTACCAGGTTTTACTTTTTCATCTTGTAAACCTTTGCCTCTGCCTTTTGCTTTTTCTGCTCTAAGAACAGCAAAATCTTTTGCATCAATTTTGTCAAATGGAGGAGCCTTCTTTGCAATTTTTGTTTGGCCACCGGTTAAAAATTTATTTGGTTGTGGTGGAGTTTGTTTAGCAGGTTTGCCACCTCTAAGCACCTCTCTTTTTCCATCTTCCCCAACAACAAAAGTTTTAGGGCCCATTCTTTTTTTTCTTCTATCTGGTGTTTGCATTCTTGGATCTGGTCCTGGCATAATTACTCCTAATAATATTTATAATCCTTTTCTATTTTAAAGTTCGGTTCGTCCCAATCATCTGAATATGTTTGTACAAAACCACCTTGCCTATATCTTAACACAGCTTGGGTCATAGAATCAACATAGTCATCGTATTGTCCGTTAGGAAATGCAGCACATTC